GTCCAGCACCGGTACGGAGACGTGTCCATTATGGGGGATAGCATCCCGCAATCTCTTTCGGTATGTCGGGCTAATATCATGGATGTCGTTTAGCACAATCATTCCAGCCGGTACCTCTCCTGCATGGAAAGCTCTATGCGTAATCTTCCCATCGGCCTTAATGACCTTTACGTATTCGACGTTCCTTCCGCAAACCGGGCATATGTTTTTCTTAGTGTACATATTTCATCATTCCTGCTGTAGTATCTTATACATCAGCAATACTATATACGGCAGGCAAGTATTTAAAGGTTTTGCCATATGACCTAGCATTATTTGATAATATGTACGAAATCGATAACCATAAAAAATAGATTGATTTTCTATTAGATGGACTGACGGAAATGCGCGACTAAAAAATATGAATTCGCGACGTGCTAGAAATCAAAAAGAGATTTACCACACTTCTTTTTAGGTTGCTTTACCTTTTCTATCTTTACTTCGCGAAGTCCTAGTAATTTTCTTTCCTTATTATCGCATCCTAATGATGTAGCTATTTGATTCCAATCAATATAATCAAATACTTTCTTATTATGATTAAATTCTTGATCAGACCATTTGTAGTACTTCATTACGAGAGTTTTTTTCAATTCAAATGATTTATCTCTCGCTTCTTTTGATGACTTAGGATACTTTACATATACATTAGTATCTTTCATTCCTGATGCCAGCATATGCAGCGTAATCTGAGGATCCAAGAAAAATATATATTTATTTACTTCTTGACACCATGATAAATCTCGTATACTCGCGCTAGCCCATCGCAACAAAGGGTAGAGCATTTTGGTATCTACTTGAGATAATCTCTTTGCCTTGAGGTTATTAAAGCTATTATACATGAATATAATCCTATTTCATTAGTTTGATCATTAAATTCTCTATAAGGATTTCTTTCCATGCTACTTGGCCCAACCATTTATATGATTCGGCAATAGATGTTACCGCGCGCTGTTTATATTCAGAAGATTCTGAACTATCATATATTGTTTGATCGAGATCTTTCAATAATTGTTCATAGTCTGGATGACTGTCGAGAATAATCTGCCTAATGGAATTAAAGTCTTTCTTTTTTATTAATTCAAATATTTTTGTTGATAATTTTATTTCACTTAATATTCGTGATGATGTTATACCATCCTTATTTTGTTCTATTTTGTTTATAGCAGACCGTATATCATTCCCTGTTTGATCGACTATTTTTTTTAGTGCATCCAATTCATAAGGTATTTTTTCATTTTCGCATATAAATTTCAGACGATCGACTATTTGTTCTTTCGGTATATTATCAAATTTAATTAATATACATCTAGATTTTAATGGATCTATAATACGATTTATGTAGTTACATGTTAATATAAATCTAGTATTTCGCGAATATGTTTCCATGGTGTTGCGAAGAGCGGTTTGGGCGTCTGGAGTTAAATGATCGGCTTCGTCTAGAAATACTATTTTTATATTACTATCCATGCTTTTAGTCGATGCAAAGTCTCTTACTTTATCTCGCACGACATCAATACCGCGTTCTGAGCTTGCATTCAATACTATATAATCGCATTTTAATGTATTTATAATAATTCTTGCCAGCGTAGTTTTTCCTATACCAGGGCTTCCATAGAGTAATAAGTGAGGTAAAGAGTCATCGATGTTAAAGGTATTATTAAATCCTATTAAATCTTCTATCTTTTGAGGCCGATATTTTTCAACAAGTAATGGCATTAAAATCCTCCTAAAAAAGTGAAGTTAAGGTTTAGCTAGTCTGTACTTCATCGACTGGAGATACAGGAGATACCATCCATTTGATGACACTATCTGTATCTTTACTGACTATCAGCATCGGATAGTCGTTATTAAAAGAAATATTAACTCGTCCTGTTATAACGGATATAAATTCTAAGAAAGTGCATCCATATTTCCCGATAACGTCCTTATAGTCGGCTGATGTTTTTATAGTTATCTTATTAAAATTATCCTCGCCTGTTCGGACATATAGTATCCTATCTTTTACTTCTGCAATGACTCCTATTTTGCTGGTACCTAATATTTGAGTCGACTTCTTAACATTTGTCCAAATAGCGCTATCTACTTCGAATCCTCCGTCATGTGCTAAGGTAGGCAATTCTTCGAGGTTACATTCCAAGAATTGTTCATCTGGAATAATCAAATCTGCATCTATTCCACTAGATGATATATGGAAAATATTTTCTCCTTGCCGGGACAATTCTATAGTACCATTCATAGTGCCTAATATGCTAATTAAGGTAGACATATTTTTAATTGGTACATTCATTTCATGATATTCGGTGAAGTTACTAATTTTCAGGAGACCCGTAGTCGCACCGGTCATCGTTATGTCTTTTAGTGTAACTACAAGACCTTCAGGACCGAACTTTAAAATTCCATCTGTTATACTACCATTTATACTTACTTTCTTTATAAAGTCTAATAGTGTCTTTGCGTTGATTTTCGTCACTTATAATACCTCGCTAAAAAATAGAATTCGTATAATTCTATGCTAGTTAATCTAGTTAAAATAATAGTATATAAAGATTTTGGTTGTTCTTTCTATTTTCCTAAGTTTCGGATATGTAATCTATCTGAAAAATTTGTTCCCAATCGAAGAGATGTTTTCCATGTATTTGGACCGCTAATACTAAGTTCATGAGGTGTTGCTCCGCCTGGCATTACAAAGATCTTGCCGACATCAAGATTAAATTCCTGAATTAAAGATCTTAGTGTTCCTTCGCTATACATCCAGGGAGCTGCGCCTACTACAAACTTAAATACGCAATTATCAATAGATTTCCAGTTATTAAAAAATTCTCGTCTCTGTTGTAAGGATTTAAAGCAGTCTTGTTTAGGACTAACCATTATAAATCGGAAATACTTTGCAAATTCGGAATCTAAAGGAATAATGCCATTAGTTTCTAAGTCTACTTTTTTATCAGTTAAGTTGTCTAATAATTCTTTTAATTCCTCTTTTTGAAGTAATGGTTCTCCTCCGGTGATAACGAGTTGGGTGTTTGCAGGATGTCTTCCTAAATGTTCCCGAATCCGTTGTAGTAAGTCCGGTATAGTTATTTCTTCGATTTTTATCGCAGGGGTATCGCATCCTTTACATGAAAGTTGACATCCGGCTAGTCGAACGAATAAAACCGGCCTTCCTTGAATTGGCCCTTCGCCCTGAAGGCTATAAAACAAATCATATATCTTCATATTCAATTCAATAGACGCTTATTGTATTTAAAGATTTTGGTTCATTTTCGATTACTTTTTGTAACTGCTACCAAAAAGACTATATACGATACGGTGGTAGTAAGTTTGTATGATAATCACTGCTTGGGAAATACTGATATTCATATTAGGTATAGTAACAGGAACCAGCCTATCATTGATTGTATTCATGTTAGGAGTTGAATCCGGATTAAAATCATATAGGACCTGATTAATATGATAACCGAAATAATATTCGTCACGTTGTCGTTGACCACGACAATCAATGGAACTGGCAACGGTAGTTATTACCTAATGAATAACGATACGAACGTTACAGAAAACGTAACAGGAGTATTATCCTTGGAAACCAACCATATCATAGAAGGGATACCAGATGCTCCACCAGCATTGCAACCTAGATTCCCGATGCCTGTTCCAAGCATGTAAACCAAAAAGTATTTAACGTTAGAAAGTAACTACAAAGTAGAGGTGAACTTATGTTATTAATCGAGAAAGAAAAAGTTGCCACAGAAAAGAAAGTAATTAAGTCGAAAAAATCTACTTGCAAGTATTTCTCAGAAATGTCTATTAAGAGGTTCTCAGAAATCAGCATAACACCAAGATATACAGTAGATGTAAGAAAAGCAAATTCAGAGTTACAAAAAAATCATGTTTATGTATCCAACGAATCCTGTAAGTCGTTAAAAGTTAATGTAACAGGAAGTATAGACGTTAAAATTAACATGAAGACTCCTAGTGTTTACGAGGAACTTATTGAACATCTCGAATTAGAAAAGTTCTTGATAGACGGGAAAGAAATCGACTTGCCATTATATGATATGGGAGAAATAATTGAATCTCTGGATGGCTATAAAGCCATACGGATCGTGTTAAATAACCTTCATACTCTAGGTTATTACCTACCAGAAAAGAATACGTTTGTGTTCGGCAATATCGTTTGGCATGACCATTACTTGTCCATAGTGCTTAGAAATGTATGGCCACAAATCCTAGAGAAATTAAATCTAGGATAACTTCTTTTTTATTCCCAGGAAAATTCTGAGTATTTGTCCAGGAAATCTTCGTAACCTTTTTCTAGTTCCTCCATGGTAAAGTACTTTACGACAGCTTTCTGTTCTGGATTGCGGTCTAAAATACCGTCTAGGTAAATAAAGCAAACTTTTGGTTTTCTATTCAACATATGCCAATATGCAGCAGCTTGCATAATATGATTTGGATAATCTTTTCCAGTTTTTAAATCAATCAAGCAAAGTTCGTTATTTATTTTAGCTAACATATCCAACCGACCCGCATATCTTGGATCATTACAAAATAATGCCGTTTCTATAGCAATTGGCCTGATATCTAAATTTAAATCGTTCCACATTTTTAAGCACCGAGAAATACGTCCTCGAACTTCAGATCTTGATACATTCCAAATAGGTTCATATGGTAAAGGCAATATTTCTTTAGAATATCTTTTTAGAATATGATAATGAACTAACGTTCCAATTACCATTGATGGACTCGTTCCATAATTCTTTTTAGCGGATTTTTGCTTTTGTTGACTAATTATAGTAGTTACAGAAGGATACGGAATATCAAGATCATTTTTATAATAAAAACGACTACCTTTATTTTCTTTAGTATAATATTTCGAATTGTCTTTTATTATCATAAAAATCAGTCCTGAATCACATTTTTACTTATTAAATATTCGTTTAACGGTATTCCGATACTAGTTATGGGTTCATTACTATATAAAAATTTTATTATATCATCATATTGTAAAACAATTAATTTTTTATCAGGATATTTATTATTAAACATAATCATCTTTTGTTTAGAATCATCTGTTAAATATCCTTTTACTTCAACGTATAAATCATACTCCGGTAAATAAAAATCTGGATGCCAGATAATATCATTCTGCAGTTCTATTCGTTTTTCATATTCCCATGCAACTGTTTGTTTTTCTAATTCAGTTGCAAACAATATTTCATATGACGATCTTAACCATATAATAACATTATTTGATTTAGTAAAATATGCTCCGTTACCATGTCCGGATCCAGGATATGCAGGTTTCCCATAACGAGGATGATCTTTTCCTGATATTCTGGGTATCTTTGATAGATGCTGTTTTGTTTCTTCTGTATGATGCTTACCATAAAACGGGTTTTTATCACCAACTAATTTACCCGTCAATGCTTTTGATATTCTTTCTCCTCGTAATCTTAGAACATCTTCTGAAATATTATATTTTTTACCTAAATGAGACTCAGAGCAATTACGAGCTTTAATGCCAAATTCTTTCATCCAATGGCATATAGTATTTTTTTCAATATTAAATTCGCGTTCTATTTGTTCATAAGACTTTCTATGAAAAATATATTGTTCTTCTAACCATTCTTTGTTCCTAAATTTTATTATGTCAATATTATGACAAAGATCAATAGCTTCTAATAACGTTCTTTTTGGTATACTAAATTTAGCTAACCACTTAGATATTGTGACATTAGTACATCCAACTTCTTTAGCTATTTGATTACAAGATCGTTTGAGTATAATATATTGATTAAATAACCATTCTTTATTATTATATTTATTAGAATATTTCTTTACCATAATAATACACTTTCACAATTACTTATTATAAATATATCTCTGAACTGCTATCGTAGCCCACATCAAAGTCGTAGTTGATCCCATTGTTACTGATAACCAGAAGTCGTTGGAAATATAAACTAGCGTTACCACTATCATGAATAGAGTTGTTAAAATAGAAGTCTGATATGGTATTTCACTGCATTTATTCCTATAGTTATATAGAACTTGTGGAAATAGTGATATGGCAAAGACGGCAGAACAAACCATTAAGATCTGATCTGAATAAGGTTGTATAAATTCTAACATGGCTATAACTCATCAATTTCCAAATATTCTTTCAATATTAATCCAGCATATTCTAAAGTTATTTTATTTTTTATCAATAAATCAATATCTTTCTTTTGTAACACTCTTAATTTAATAAAAGGATATTTATTATAGAACTTAATCATTTTACGTTTTGCATCATCCGTTAACCATCCCTTTATTTCGATATAAAGATCATACTCGGGCAAATAAAAATCAGGATGCCATATATCATTGTCTAATTCAAACAATTTTTCATATTCCCATACACATTTAATCTTATCAAGATAATCAGCAAATACAGTTTCATAAGATGAACGTAACCATACAGTAGATCCATCTAATTTAGTATGATAAGAACCTTTACCAAATCCCGTACCGGGTCTAGCAGGTTTACCGTACATATAATGATCTTTACCAGATATTCTTGGCCAGAGAGCCATTTTCCTACGAGTTTCTTCAGATGGATTAGAAAGTTTCTTGGATAATATTTGTTTGGTTTCTTCAGTATGATGCTTTCCGAAAAACGGATTCTTTTCACCTGTTCTACCATACATCGGATTATTAGAACCAGTATACTTTCCTTTTCTGGAAATCGACATATGCTCTCGTGCTTCTGCATCCAACGTCCAATGCTTTCCAAAATTTGGATGGTTTTCTCCTACAAATTTTTTACGGGAAAGAGATATCTTCCTACGAGTTTCTTCAGATGGATTAGAATTTGCTTCCGATATCTTACGTTTCGTTTCTTCGGATCTTAGTTTGCCATATATGGGATTATTTTCACCAGAAACATCTGCGTGATTTTCAGACATCTTTTTCCTAGTATATGAAGTTTTGCACTGTTCTGATGATGGTCGTATGCTAAAACCAAATAATTTTATATATTTACCTACTATATAATTGGTAGTATTTAATTCTTTTGCAATAGACGAAATTGATCGAAATATCATATTATATTGTTCGTTTATCCAATCATAATCAGTAAGAAGTAATTTCGCTTCTTCGGTTAATATAGAATCTTTCTTTTTTAAGCGTACCAAGAATTCCAGACTCCTCTTATATTCATACACTCATATAAAATGAATAATATTGAATAAGGTATATTTTTTGCTTTTAAAAAGCCTATTAACATATAGCCATTTGAACCGATCCATAGAAAAAATCCAAGACCTCTCCAAGAAGCACTGATATCAGAAGAAAATGTTGCACCTAATACAGCAACTAACATAGTTAAATATTCTAATGGATGTATTTTGATGTCATTATAGATATCAGTAATGCTATTATTCAATTACTCACTTCCGTCTCGAAGTCAAACAAATCCATCTGCTCGTGTTCATCTTCCTGGACTTTTAGAAAACATATCAGTCCGTAACCGCGTTCCTGACTGTCTGGATCCTTGAGGTTACGTCCGCATCGCTTACATTTATAAAAAGTAGGCATGCTATCCTTCCTAACGTATTAAATGTTCCTCTGGTATATATCGTCAAACGACAACAGGAAACTCTCTAACTCCCTAGCATTAGATATACGAAGTGGTACGTCCAGATGTTTGTTATACTCCCTGGTTATTAATACTACCTGGGAATAATCTCGGAATTTTGGGTAATCCTCGACAATGACATCATGAGACTTCAATATCCGCATCTTTTCTTCAGGACCACTAGTATAAATTACCTGGTACGGTATCTTGATGTGGTTATTTAGCCACTGGCTGGTATATGGAGCCCAAAGTGGCAACTGGTTAGAAAGGATTACGATTCTGTCAAGCAGTTCATTTACGACTCCTAGATATTCTGTTTCTGGGCACTCCAAGCAGATTTCCGGATGTTCATTAACTATCTGGATAACTGTCTTGCCGTCTTGGTTCGTTGCATCCCAACGGTCTGGCTCTCCCCCTAAGACATAAGAACCGAACTCACGAAGCACTCCGTCTAAATCGAAGTATAGGGCCATTAACTTTCCTCGTTGCCTATATTTAAATAAAATAAGTAAAATCCTATCAACCCAAATAGAAACGTATAGTTATATCTAAATTCGGAAATAGACTTAACTATCATTATAAAGCACATTATCATGACGAATATATCTAGTATTTTCATTATTATTTCACTTCCTGTAACCAAGGCATTAAATTTTTAGCGGCTTTTTCCAGATCTTCTTCCGGAATCTCTTCCCGGGAAGAGTACATTCCTCCGCATTCAGTGCAGCGTGAGTGGCCAACTACTTTATTATAGTGCCAGAGTGTTTTTCTCATGCAGCTCAAGCAAAATCTTTCTGTATCCGGTGGTGGCATGTAACATTATTCCTCCTCTAGTTATAGTATTTAAGTAGTTTATTTAAGTTATTACTTATAAAATTCCTGATGCTCTTTCAAGGCGTTTTCTATTTAGATCCTCTAATGGCATACAAATATTTTCTGATATCGCTAATGAATATAAAGATTTAGCTACTCTAATTGCATCACTTTCTAATACATATACACTAGAATATATGCCACCCACTCCCATTACACTGCGTGGTTTCAACGTAGAAGATTTGAATAATTTGCGTATTGTATCATTTGTTGATCTATCAAATCCACGTTCGGATGTATGCAATAAGTCCAATTCTACATATGCATATTTTCTTCGTAGTGTTATTGCGACAAACGGTATTCCGTTATCTGCACACCATCCCCAATATCGATTCGAAATTTTATAGGACTGATTTTCACGGATAACAAATTTGGCTTCTATAGATTCCTCAAGAGTGGTATGAGGAACTAACCTATCAGATATTTTTGCGATCATTATTATTCCTCCTTTACTTATTGTACTCGAAACCTATCCCAATTTCTATATTCTCGCCAGTTTCCTGAGAAATTTCATTGGTATGTTTTATGGCAGCTAATACAAAATCAATATAATCTGGATTATCTACGGATATGTAATAAATTCCCCCAAAATCCCAACCATCTGGACTTGCCCAGACTCCTATTATAATTTCATCATCTTTGTATATTAATTCAGGAAATTCTTCAGAATCTCGAAGATGATTTCCAGATTTAAATTCTAGGATGCCACGGTCAAGTAGTAATACCGTAGGGAATCCAGAATCCTGTAACTTTCTTTGCAAATTGGCCATAAACTGTCTTGCTTGAATTATAATTTCTTTAGACTTCATAAGTTAGTTAACGGTTTTGTAGTATTTAAAACTTTTGGTTAGTAATCATTGCTAATTATTCCGCCGTATTGCTCAGCAAATCTCCAATCCAATTGTATATTAACAGGCTTATTGTCAATTACCGAATAGGACAATATAAGACCGCATACATCAGCTCCGCCGTAACTTGCCAAAATAACTTCATCAGGAGCTTGAAAGCAACCAACTCCGATCAGTACCTTTCCCATGAAGGAGGGCACATAACAACACGAGTGACAATGGCCATACAAAAATATGGTGCCTATCTGTTCTTCGGACATCAATTGGAGTGTTCGTGTCTTAATACGCTTATTACGATTTTGACCTGGTGCGGCACACGAACCTCCGCCGTGATTTACATTGATCAAGATGTTGCCAGGACCAACTATTGGAGTTCCCTTACGGATATATGTCAAATCAGGTCTTCTTATTACCATTTCGTTACAGAAATCGTAATGCCAGTCAAATTTGGCTAAGGAAGCCTCGTGGTTACCCTTAGTAATGATATTCGTTGCAAAACCGCTAGGATAATATCGTTGGAAATATTGTTCAAATTCGCTGGTGGTATTAAGGAATCTTACTTCATTATGGTACTTTTGATTCATTAATCCGTCAATTGCATCGCCACAATGAATTAAGAAGTTAATTCCGCGTTCTTTACAATCCTCGATAAAATTATCAAAGACGGTTTTCTGCTGGTATATGGAACCCCAGTGCGTATCAGAGACAACTGCAATTTCATAGCGTTGCAATTCTTCATTACTATAGTCAGTTCTTGATGATCGGGGTGAAGGTAGGCCAACTTCGTACCACTTGCATTTCCAGCGGTCTCTTGAAACTCTTACACACCTAGCAGAATCATTGAAGTTACCGCAACGAGCATACACCCGTAACATGTCGTATTCGGAAAATTCATCAAACGGCTTTTCTGGGATAGTTATTACCAGAAGATCAGCTCCTTGCTATTGATTTAATCAGTGCACAATTCATTAGATCCACACTTTGGACAAACTTTATTAGGATCCTTGCAATATTGATCATAAGTTGTCCATTTCATTTCTCGAATTCTACGACCGAAATATTCATACCAACGCGCAATATTTTCCTGCATTGTCATGTCCGGACGAATTGGTATACCATTGATAAATTCGCAACAATGAATTGTTTCGTTTAATTTGCTCGTTTGCAATCCAAATAGCGTTTCATCATATTCTCTAGATAAAAATTTCGACGGGTTATAAGACTTATCATAAAAATCGTCTTGTTCCCATCCACACTTATGACAATGTACGAACATGATTATTAATCTCCTTTTTATTAGAAACTAATATGGTTTCAATACTATTCGTTCCCATGATAACGTTAACTAGGGATTTGACATTATAACCTTGATCTCGGAGTCGTTCTGCAGCACCATCCTTTTCGATTATAGTATATGATCCGATTACATTAATATGGTTACTTTCTAAGGTATCGACAATAACAGAAATTGTTCCACCTGTACTAACAACGTCATCTATGATAATAACATTACGTCCTGGCTTAATACTATTGATGTACATAGTTGACTCCGAATAGCCAGTTTGTTGATGGACTTCTAGTTCTCCGGGTAATCCATATTTTCGTTTTCTAGCAACCACGTAAGGTCTATCCATTAGTGTACTAACCACTGTTGCGATGGGTAAGGCCATTGCTTCTGGTGCAATAATGAAATCAAGATTTGAATGGGTTACATCGCGTTCTATTAGTTCTTGTAGTCTACGAGCTGTTTTAAAAAGAATTTCTGGATCAATTGGCAACGCGCCGTCTGTTAGTGCATGAACAAAGTAGTTATATCCATTTTTATTTATAATAGGAGATTCTTTTATAGAATCTATTAAAAATTGAAGATTCATATCTAAGTCCTCATAATTCTGTCCGGAACAAAATCAATAAACTTATTAACCACATTTTCCAAAATCTCGACATCGGCAATACAATGTGTCACAATGTAGTCTAATGCGTCATTATCCCTATTTAATACCACATTATTCCATTCGATTAGACCCAGTTTTGTTTTGTCTGGTGAAGCATCTGGATTAGACACTTGCAGAATTTGATTTATGCGTTCTAACCGTCTTGTGGATGGATTAGTTACTCGTTTTACCGTGAAATATAAATCTAATGACTTGATCTTTTTAAGTGGCTGAATTCCGTGATACAACGCACGGGTTCTTATAAATGGTATGTCAAAACGATTTCCAAAATATGTCACTACACCATCATAGGTAGTTAATTCTTCGTTTAATTTTATCAAAATTTCTTTTTCTGCTTCCACTAAACTGTTATTAGATAAATTAATTCTAAATATCTTTGGATCTTCTCTGGAACCGTAAGTTCGGATAACAGCACAAAGCATAATCCCAAAATCAGATTTTAGAGACGTCGTTTCTATGTCCAGTACAGCCACTTTCGATGAATCTGGGTTTAGAAACAGATTAGAACTCATTGATTTCGTGACTTTCTTAGTTCGGGCAAGTAATTTCGGTACATTAATTACATCTGGTAAAATAGAATCATTTGTTTTAATATTTTCCAATTCTTTTTTATTATTATAATACCTTATGTATGTTGGATGAGTTGTATTTGTAAATAAAGCACACTTTCGGAATGATCCACATTGTTGATATAGATCGTCTAGTTCTTTGAATGTCCATTCGGATAACGGTTTTAATTCAGTCATTTCTATATTTACTCCTTGCTATTGTTTTCCAGTTTCCAGGCTATTGTAATTGGATGAAATTTCATTTCGAGCAAGTACTGTCCCGAATCATCTTCGTATATTTCGATAGTTGTCTTATTTCGTATCTTGGATTCTATGACTTTCGAAAGTTTGTTGATGTCTCGGTTAGGTAGCTCTTCCCAACTGGATACTATGTCTTCGAGGGTCCCTATGTCGATTTTATAGCCTTCGAAAATTTTTGAAAGTTGCTTAATTTGGTCGTCTAAAAATTCGGACATAATAATACTCCTAAAAATAGAATAATCAAAATATAGTGTTTTAGTATTTAAAGGTTTTGGTTACTCTCGTAATATCTCCTTTTTAATTATTTGGAACGGCGGAGCACAACCAGCATTGAATTTGCATGCAATTTCTAATGCTATCCTGACACGAGTTTCTGGTTCCATACTGAAATTTCGCGTGGCTTCTAAAGCACCTAACGCATAATCACTGCCGGAACCGATAGCAGTGAAATCCCTATATTCCACGATAGAATAATCACATTCTACTGTATAAAAATTATTATTGTACAATATTAGTAGGGCTGACTTATCCATACTGGATGTACTGTCCTCTTCGACAAAGGAAGTCTTAGCTTCCTCTAAACATTCCCGAATCGAGTTGACAAAATCGCTCTGCAAGTACTGGATGTCAGATTTCATACCGGGATGATACGGCACTTCAAACGAGGAATTAATAACATCGTGTATTCTACAGGAACCACAAAACCCAATAGAGACATTTTCGAGTTCGATTATCTTGTTCGGACAGGAATTAAAAATATAGTTCCCGGATAAAATTCTTGAATCGGACCCCAATACGATTTGATTGTCATCTTTTAATCCGATGATGCAAGTTATTTAGATACCTCCAATTATTTTGTTAAACTCTCAATACGTTCCCACATATCTTTGTGAAAATATAATGACCTGGTAGATTTATTACTATTAGCTTTGTTACGTCCACGAGTTTCGTCATGAACAATAATGAGGTCATTTCCGATTTTTCTGAGAAGAACACTTACCCGGCCACTATTATATCTAGTTGTATTATAAATCTCTGTAAATGATATGCCTGGGAATCTTTTGATTAAATTCAATATATCGTCCTCAGTTCGGACAAGTTTATTCCTTCTATAATATTCATAACTATGTTTCATAACCGGTAACTCCGTGGTAGAATTTTATTGTCATGATTTAAAGTTTTCTCTTCAAACCATCTACCAATATTTCCGCAAGTATTTTTATCATCTCGATAATATCTCAATGCATATGGCGATTTTATAAAATTAAACTTACCTGTCACTAGGTTAATAGGTGCTAGATTATTACTATGCCAACATTGATGTTGTCTATTAATTTCTCCATGATTAGGTGCACTTGGATCGAATTTGTAATACTTGCAATCACAACAATATCTCTTTATCATACCAAATCTCCTCACTGAAATGCAAATAGTCCTGTCTTCTTTGGTAATACTACTTTTTGTTTTTCAGTATTTAATACTTTTGGTACGCTTTCGAATCCGAAGAGACTGCTCTCCGTAAGTTTCCTTTTGCCAGTCGCTATATTTATGCCTATAGCCGAGAACACTCTTTCAAGGGGTGGCAACAATTGATGCTCTATATAGAAACTAGTATCAATACGACCGTCTGTCTCCTTAATATGCTCTAAGGTATCAACCATGAGACTAATGCCATCCTTAGATGCACCAGGTAAAGCCATATATCGAATACGATCACCTAGTCCGGGTAGATTCTCACCACGTTCTCTCATTTTCTTATAACAAGTTACATGAGGTTGGATATTCTTGTAGCCTTCTATATTGCCGATCTTACGGCTAAGAACAAGTTTTTCTGCTAGTTCTGGATTAACTCTAATATCCTGTAGGGTTTTAACGGATAATATAACCTCATTGGTATATTTCCAGGCTTCGTCTACTTTACCTTCGCATAGGATTAAATGAAGTACCTTATCCATGCTTTCGCCGACTAATGAAACCCAATCCCTCCTGCGTGTTTCGATGCCCCTGTACTTAATCTTGTCTTTCCAACCATCTTTTCCTTGTTCGAATATCCACATGGCATAGCGTTTTTTCTCAAAGATAATAGCACGTTTCGCAAAACACTCGAAATCGATTTCCATGGGCGGAGGCAATTTCGTTAGCATACTGTCATGGATGATTTTAGCGCACTTTTTACTCTCATCTGGGTCTGTTACTTTATTTAACCGGATAAACACAGAATCTGTATCCCCGCCAACTACATGACAATCTACTAGTTCTTCCGCCGTTTTTCTAGTCAACTGAATCGCCATACGACCTACAGAAGTCACTGAATTAGCAAGTCTTGGATCGTAAAGCCTACCCCGAATAGCCCCGGTGTAGCCGTAAAACGAATTTAACAAAATTTTCACACTGTATTGTTGATTATCGTAGAATTCTCTCTCATTTTTGTCACTACACGACTTCATTAGTTTTTTTAATTCTACTCTTTTGTTGTATAGGTTAGTCAGAATCCTTGGCATTATACCTTCGTACACGGAATGATCGGTATATCGTACTTCATTAGGAGCAGTTATTGTTTTGACATCTGTTTCTTCCTCATTTATGATAGACGACCAGCATATATTATAAGCTCGAATAGCTGATGGATAAAGACTTTTATAGTCCATGATAATTAGGTTTTCGTGTAGCCCGCGCTCCGAATCAAGCACTTTACCTCCTGTTACTTTCTCGACTTTTTTGTCTTTGTCGTTGAGAGGCCATAGTCTTCCTTCCTTATAGAATTCTCGAAGTAACATTGACTCTATACGGCGAGACTGACCACCATTGATTGTCTCATGAAGTAATAAGCCACAGTCTTTACTAATATTGATGTAACGGTCTATTAGTTTAAGTTCCTTTATGATGTCTTGGAGTAGGTCAGCATCTCGTCCCGCATAATCAAGAAAGGACCGTAACTTACTTTCGGATCCGTTTAACCATATTTCACGCATTTCACTGGCTTTAATGTCTAGTTTTGGTCTGTTAAGTAATGTTTTGGAAACATTTTCCAAGCTATATGAAGTCAACGAATAATTTAGTTTAATTGCATTTAATAAGTCTATGTAAGCCCGACCTACCATATTAACTTCTTTACTTGCACCAAACGCTCTTATCTGGAATGGAGTTCCATCTCGGCCTAAATCATTAGGAATACCTAATATTTCTAGTCTCTTCTCAATATACGGAAAATCGAATGTATCACCATTAAAAGCCATTACGATATCTGGATCATATTCTTTGAATATGTCCATAAAGGTTGATAACATCCAGAATTCATCAGGGAAATATTTGATGTTTTCGGTGTCTTGTCCTGGCTTAGCAACTAACACAAGGGTATTTCCAGTGTTGAAACTTATCGAAATTATGGTTATAGGATCTCTTTCCGGTATAGGCACTCCAAATTCGGGAGGCAGTACTTCAATATCCAAGCCAAGAAATCGTAACGGAGCATTTTCCAGGATATTATGTAAGGGCTTCACGTTATTGCTATCAGCTTCGAGCCACTTCATGCCCCATAAGTCATTATCAGTCAGGAACCGAGCTGTAGCATATAGCACGTCAGCTTCGAAAATATCAACTATAGCTGGATGCCTTCTTAAGGAGTCTCGGATCTTCGGGACATCACTAGGTCTATTGACATAGACTTGCAGGACTTCTGTTCGTTCCTTTTGAAAACCAATTGGTAGAAATTTATAGTCCTCGAATACATCAGTAACTTCAGGAAGTTCCGACAGCATTTGCTTGACTTCGCTAGAGTTTCTTGGTAAAATATAAAAGTATGGCCTGAATCCAAGGATGTCATGCTGAATAGAATTACCAGACTTATCGCGACCATATAAAGTAATCACCGGACCACGGCCACTATTCCTATATTTAGTGGATATTAATTGAAATTGCATGAGATTCTCCAATGGTAATTAATATATGGCAACTAGTGTATTATTTTCGTCTCTTCTAAAATGATTACTATTCTTGACAATTTTATAATATTCTTTTGGTGTTAGCTCACTGAATCTTGGTGCAGCCTTAATAGCTTTGTCCCTAGCAACAAACTCATCAATGAAAAGTAACCTCAAGGTATTTAAAATATCTGGCACCTCATCAATATTTTGGTCTCGTAATTCCTGGTACAATATGCATGGTTCTGTGCAGTTATCGCAGTTACAAGTTGTTAAGTCCGGACAATCTTGAATAAGCTCAATTATTATTGAATCGAAACGACTATTATTAATATGGAACAAATATATGCCTCCTAAAAAGTTAATAGGGTGTTAGTTTGGTTACTATGTTGTTACTATGTTGTGGCAGCTATAATTTCCTTGGTTCAATTGCTTCTATGGAATGAGTTTCCAAGACGTCAATTACTTCGAAGTCAGCTGGTTTGACTGACGTTCGTACTATATCATTTGCGTCTTCTTCACTGATTGCATCCACAAGAACGGTAGCAGTTGAAACAGTCGTGGCAACAACCACGACCTCATAAGTCTTTAATTTTTCTGACATGGTTTTTGATTTCCTCCATAAGATATAATAATACCGGCTTTTATGGCACCTATAGTAGATTTATTGGCTGATGTTTTTAGTAAATTTTCTAACGCTTGTTCTTTGTTTTCAGGCAAATTCTTAAAGAACATTTCGATTTTTGACCGGGAAACTCCCCTTCTTCCACATAGTTTCGTTATCTGGCTTTTTGTTATAGTTATGTTGATTCCTCCTGCGAATAATATAAAAATAATTAGATTTTCTCTATTCTATATGCGTTCTCATATAGACTAAGGAACGGCATTCGTATTCCAAAAGTCCATATTTTGTAAGTCTGTCCTACTTCAAGTGAGGCATATCGATTAGCTGAAGAAAAGTCCATATGCCACAAGGTATCCTGAATGGAATATACGTTACCGTTTATGTCACTGAATAGATAAAGTCCACGATCGTTTACTACTTTAGACCACTTTTCTTTTACTGTTATGGTCATAGGACCTTGGTCTGTTGGCATAGATGATGCTATTCCAATCGAACATAAGGACAAGACAATTACTATCGCAAATATTTTGTTCATTTCAATCCTCCTCTAAGTTATTCTTTACTTTTATTGTATTTATAAGTTTTGGCTACTTTATCTTCAGCACATTCCCGGTGTCTCTATCGTCCCAATCATCAAGGAACTCCACGAAACAACCTGGAGCCAACTGGACCCTATCAATGATATTTGGCTGTTTTGTCAATATTCCTCCAATTTTTGTGAATACGTGAACGAGTTGACTAGGTTTTTCCGTTATGATCCTATACGAATCGCCTTCCAAGCAACCACCTGGAATTGGCTTGCCGCACTTACTACACGTAGTTGGCAACGGGTTTCCAAAGAACCTACCGCAATCGCATTTATAGCCCATGTTATACCTCCATAGAGTTTATTAGTATCCCTATTCCAAGGACAATCAACACTCCAATATGACAAATCCTATGAACAATATGACCAAACTTAGAAGAAATAGTAAACCCCCGATTAATATTCCAAAAAACGAGCTATCGTTATCATCGGAATAAATACCAAGTATCATCAATACAAACGAGAATGGCAACGTTAATAACCCGACTACTTGTAAGTCATTCATATCAAATCACCAAGTAACTAATAGTTAGCTAAGTATTAATAGTTTTTGGTTGTTCAGTCTTTCCTGAGCCATGTAGGTTTATTGTTCTTGACTTCTTGTTCAGTTAGCCAGCCTTTGCTGTGACATTCCGGACAATCTAACCAGCAGCCATAGTTTTCTGGTCCGGTTACAAAGAAACCTTGTCCATCGCAAATGAAGCACTTAATTGCTTTCATTACCGCAATTTAACGCAACTGCATCCATACGCATGTATCAACATCAACGTTGCAATAAACATAAATAGTATTATTTTTAATTTCGAAACTAGATATTTTACCCGTTTTCACCATTTCACTTAACTTTTCAGAAATTACGATATTTAAACATCCATGTTCTAATATACTAGCTAGTTTACAAACTTCTTCAAGCCTGTCATTAAGTTCATTAACTATATTAGTCATTCAATCACTCCTAATAGCTTCGAGAAACCACGGCATAAATAGTCCACGGTATCTATTGACAAATGGTCCAAAGCTCTGATCAAGTATCCATGTTTCCGAGAAGTCGTCTGGTCCTCTAGTCGTCCTTCCACAGGCTTGCTGTAGCAGCATTGCAGTTGTAATATTATACCATTGCTGGTTGTCCAATTTATTGCGGGCTTTTATCCAAGCATCTCCAAGATGTGGAAACGGCACCTTCGCTATGATATTCATGGGATATTCGGGACCGTCCAACGAAATTCCTTCCTCGTAACGTACCGAAAGAAATATCGAGTCATCCTTCTTTTGCCACGACAACAGTGCCTTTTCTCTATAATCTCGTTCTTGTAGTAAGATATTATTATGGAGCTTATATAAGTTGTCGTATAGTAAATTGGCAACTACGTAGCTGCCGCAATGAACGATAGTTTTCATACTATATGTATCATGAAGTTGCTTAATGCGAATAGCCATTTGTTTGGCTGTATGCTCTCTACTAGCATAGTTCATTGATCCAACGGGATCATAATGTATGAGGCGTCTGGAAACATCTATTGGATGAGGAATCATTACGGACTTATATTGCGAGGTAACCATGCTGGTGGTAGGTGTTCCACTGGCCAGTACTACGCAATCAAGTTTAGCAACTAGATCTCCGAATACCACATGAGAATCCAGTAACTTAAAGTACGGTACCGGTAGTAACTCTTTCCGTCTCATTCCAGCATTCCAGACTTCTTCAATGTCCGAAGTCAATACGTATGGAACACCTGCCTTGATATAACGGAGTGCATTTGCACAAGCTGTTTCTTGTCTATGATACTTATTATACTCGTGTTGGATGGCTTTAAGCCTCTTGATTTCGGGTGAAGTTGGTTTATTTTTAAATATCTGAGATCTATAATCGGTGCACTGTTTACCGAGATCCTTTACTATTTGCTGTAATTTATCATACTGACTTTCTAAGTGTGGTTTAACATCGAAAGTTTCCAGAAATTTCTGCAAGTTATTTGATTTATCATATATTTTAGATTTCTTGGTAATGTCTTTCAAGTTTAGATTCAATTCGATAGTTGCTTTATCCAGTAGAATACCCTCTAATTCCGAGGATTCATCCACGAAAAGTACAGAACACTCCGAATAAATTGATGGATCCGCAAGATACCTATGGAAGGTTGCTGCTCCGAAATCAAACTCTTTAAATGCTTTTTTGGCTGCCCTATACGAACAATTCTCGCATACGGCGAAACCTTCTTCTTTGCTCGTGAATGGACACTCTTCGGCAGTGCAATCTACTATTCCGAGACACGGATAATTCCGCTTCCCTACAAGTTTCGGCAAGTCGAACAGGTTACCTGATTCAATTAGGGCTACCTGCGGCGAAGTGTAAACAACCTTGGCTAAATTATGCTCCTTTTCTAGGATTTTGCCTAAGACATACAAGTCAACCGATTTACCGCTGGCTGTTGGAGCGTTCAACTCAATTACTTTTTGTCCGCCTTCCCAGAGCTTTAGCATGCTTGTTATAGCATGTTCTTGACCTTGCCGAAACTTTCCGTATGGATTGTACTTCTGAAGGTTTGACATGATTAGTATCCTTCAGTGATTTGGTAGGCTGTATTCACTACATCGATGTCAGCCATCATCATGACGTACTCTTTTGAATATTGATATGTTTCAATGAGATCTCTTCTCCACCAGGAAACATCCTTAGCCATATTTAATCCTCTCCGTTTATTTTAAATTTCACCCATATGAAACTATCCTGGGAACTACCAGATTTTGCTCCTCCAACAAACTTATGATAATGGTTACCTGAATCCAATACGGTTATATCCGGAAATTCCTCTCGGATAAAGTCCGCAACTACTTCGGTTGTCATTCCTATACCATAGAAATAGGAGTGCCATGCAGTTATCGTTCCGTTCTTATGAAACTTGAAGCCGTCTATTCCAACGATACCATTCTTCATAATGGATTTAGATGCTTTGGATGTCACTTAATTCACCTTCAAGTAGTAATAGTGCTTTTGAGAATAAATAGTTTTTGGTTGGAAGTCAATACAATAAACCATATTTTAATTTAAAATTTCTAACAATACTAACAGCTTCATTTACTAGTCTCTCATAATTAACATTACAACAATGTCTTAAACATGTAGTACTTCGATTAATTCTAGGCAATTTACAACAATGATTCGTTATGTCAAAAAACCCGTACTTTTTATCAAATAAATAAGCTTTCTTTAGTTCTAGTAATTTGTTTGGATGTTCTTCTATCTGGCATTCATTGAAGAATCCGTTATATTTAGAACATTCTGTACAACATCCAGATTCTAGCGTTCTATGCTTCTGCTTATTGCCAAGTTCTTTATTATATCTTTCTACATCCGGACAATTCGAACATACTGTTTTATTAAATTCTCTAAATACTAAATCTATAACTTCAAGAGATAACTCTACTAACTTCTGATCTTCAATTGATATAGCTTTTGTCATTCGTAATTCAGTTAATTCGTCCATACGTTTATCTCCAAGTACTAATAGCATCTCTAAGAATAAATAGTTTACGGTCCGAAAAATTTAATAAAAAAGGATAAAAAATACTAGAGGTCCTCTAGCATCTTGGTAAGTTCCTCTTCGGATTTGCTCGCTAAAGCACCTTCTTGCTTTTCTGCTAGTATGGCAAGGATTTTCTGACGCTTTGCTATCTTTTCGGCTTCCATCTGTCTTGCTGCAGCTTCAGCGAGTTTAACTTCAACTATGTACCGAACGATAGCCACCTGAAGGTCGAGCTCGGTATTCTCACTACTCTTTGAGCCAAGTAGACTCTCTTCCTTGCAAACCTTCAGTTTGGCATTTAGGACCTTAAAGATTCTATCAAGTTCCTGGACTGACAAGTCCCAAAGATCTTCAACTGACAGCATTCCTTTGTATGAGAACCGGAGTTTCATCCGGCTCGCTAATTCAAATATGTTTCCTACCATTTAGAACACCACTTTTACGATTCTATTTACGTGGCCAGTGACCCTGACCACTAGGGAATTCCTTTGAGTCGAACTGAAGCCAAGTCCCGAAAGCTGTTCCTCGGAAGGTTCGACCCTCATCTTGCTACCCAGAGCTTCGAATACTCGCTTATGTTCTAGCAACTCGTTTTTCAAGTACTCGTTAAAGAAGCCATTAGGCTGTTCCGAGTTCTGACATCCCTTCAACATGAAGAAGAAATGCCGATTGCCGATACTATCTTGACCGTCCCAGTAATTAGGCGACATCATGACTACTGATACTAGATGGAATTGTTGGGTATCTAGATTCCAGAGTTTTCGAGATGTCAAACTGGACGGAATCTTTTCGATGATCTTGAAGCCGTCACGCCTACTATATTCAACGTCAGCTACTGGTACCTTTTCGCCTTGTCTCAGTTCCTTGTTATAGGTGAAGGAATGTATTTGTCCGTCAAACTCCACTTCAGCGGTGAAGCCAGACCTACCTCCTTTATGATTATAGTTATGGACGAATAGTTGGTAGGTACCCTCTGGTATCCGGGACAGATTGCTCCAAGTAATATTCTCTACAGCAATACCGTCCTTGGTTTGACGGGAAGGCTGCGTAATATCGACATCTAGTTCACCGGACGACACATGCATTCTCTTATGTGCGAAATATATATGGCCACCAGTTGGCTCAATGCAATGGGCATCAAAGTCGTTCTCGTTATCGTGGTTATCATTCCACTGGATGGAGAATCGCAGTGCACCACTAATATCTCCGCCAAGTGATTTAACACGTTGTTTCATGGAGTCGGTAATATTCCCGGAGTAGGCCCAAGAAAATCCATTATTCCACTTGAACATACTTGGAGCGTTTTTGTCCTGAGGTGCAATTAGACTTACCAAATTGCTCTGATGTCGGTTCTCTAGCAAGACCTCTACGTTTTGCACGGAAGGCAACACTTCGGATACAAATTTCTCTATTGAGATCTCTTCTATTCGATCAAAGCTCTTAGGAGAGATCGCCTGTTCCTTTGCAAGCTCTCCAAAGACATTACCCTTGAGATGCTTAGCTACGTCACGGTTAGCATAGATAATGTTGTTTACAGTGATGTCGTTTAATGTAGCATGCTGCCGTCCCAACGATTCCATGAAGCCTAGTTCTTTGACGGTCTTTTCTGCGTCCTGGAGCATCTTGGCCGTGAATATAGCTTTTGGCCTCTTGTAGTTACTTGGAGCGACTATAGCTTCGTACTTCCTTACTGCTTCGTCAAGATCAATTCCCTTGGAGATATCAACTAAGAGCACTCCAATGGAATGATTACGGATCTTGCTGATGACCGGACCTGCTAGGACAGATTGTTCCCAGGCATATAGGTCTTTCTCCCTAGGAGATAACTTTGCATATGCTTTTTGATGTTTCTGGAAGCTCTCTAAGACAGTTTTCCATTCTTCGCCCTTATAGAGAGAATTCTGGGCTATTAACTCCAGCACGGAAGCCACTGCATCTTCAGAGATTTCATCCAAGGATCTCTTGAATACGTTCCTTAGATCAGAGGCTCGTCCTCGAACAGTATCCAAAGTTAATCTTCCTGAAGTCTTAAATCGGTCTGGAAGCTCCACATACATATGTTCCCAGGTTACCACTTCCCCGGACTCCAATCTCTCGAAGTCTTTTTCTGTTCCCATACAGCAAGTATCTGTCACGAAGATTCCTGAGATGGTTCGTGACTTTACATACTCGGAAAGTACCTTAACTGATGGTCCGTATTTTGGCCCAGCTTCAAAGTCCCAAACGGAAGTTACAATACCGTTCTTTATGCTTACGACATTTCCGAAGGCCTTAACAAAATGCCGGCAAGCGGAACAGTCATTCTCGGTTCTTGTCCGGTAGACCTTGTTCATGCCCTCCGGAAAATTATACAAGTAAAGATTCCATAGGGTATCCTTATCTACGTCAACGACGAATAGAGTATTTACGTCCTTGATCATGCTATCAACATGTTTATTTAATTTCCTTTCCAAATCTGCGAAGATTTCCGTCATCATATCACTCCTTTGTACTTCTTTATACTATACTCGATGAGAATAAATAGTTTTTGGTTGAATATCAAAAACTAATTTTATATATTTTTTAGTTTTCTTTGTAGTTTTTCGATTTCCTCGAGTATGTTTTGCTTTTCTTCCTCTTTCTTCGAATTTGCTCTTTCTGATTCCATGCTATTAACTACGTCCATAAGATCCCGAACGCTTTCTACTACCATACAGCTAATTAGAGGATTTTCTTCCTGAATATACTCTCCCAGAACTTGTCGTATTTCCTGATGTTCGTTTTTAGTTCCGTATTTTGACAAATGAATTAATTTGCTTCCGCACCCAATCGTATAATCGCAACCTTCTCCTTCTTGTTTCATGTAGAGATAATACACCTAAATCGACCTCCAAACTTTAACGGTATTCTTCGGACTCCATATACCAGAATCTTGCCATTCAATTGGCTTGATACTGTGGACATACGGTACGCAACATGGGATAGCTACGAGACTGCGAACCTTGCCTTTAACATGTTGCAAGATGTTCTGGAGACTAGCATGGCTATGGACAGCTACAATAACTACCCTTTCAAAATCTAATAGAGTTGGATAGATTTCCTCAACTTTAGAATCATAGCATGTTAATCGTTGAATCTTTTCTTCGTAATCGCAACAATTCTTAAGCAACGGATCAATACTTATACAATTCCATTTGGTCCGGAAGGCAAATAATGCGGCAGTCCTAGGAGTAGTACCATCTCCTACCGAAACCAAAGTAATATCAGGATCATTGAAGTCGTACTGCTTGAGTTTGGTACGTACAGCATTTAATGCTCCATAACTTTCAGTGACTTCTTTCGCATCCGGAAATAGTCCTAGATGTAACATGTCGGATCCAGACTTATTAAGTCTAATAAACTCATTCATGTAACGGTATTGGCCGTGATTGAAGGACCAGATTGTCTTATTGATAGCTTCTGAGAGTTCTGCATTATGCTTTGACATATTAATCACCTTCCTACGAACATAAATCCGTTATCATGCCTAAGCAAAAGATCATGATCATTAGTGATCCTAAGAAACATATCATTCCTGCAGCATCATCTCTATTCCATATATAAGCCGAAAATATTAGTGATCCAATAGCTATGATAGTTGATCCAACTATTCCTACTAATGCTAAAGTGTTATCTAACATACTATCATATAAGTTGTTTTTCTATTTATAAGTTTTGGTTAGCAAAAAAGTTAAATAACGTTCTTCTCTTTCCTAGTACGCACTGCTGCTAAATTCGAATATCCGTTGATGTCGTCCCAGGCGGACTCATCACCTTGGTCTCCACGAGCAATCCTGAACAACTTATCTACGACGCGAACTATTACTAGAAAATCCTTCATTTGATCTAGCTTAACACCATCTGGATAAAGTACTTCAAATATTTTATGAGAATTACCAAAACTATCTCCGTATTCAACCTGCTTTCGAGAAACCAATTTTGCGATTTCCAGAGCAACTTTTTCATATACGGTACCTAAGGGTTTAAGCGGTAACTTCTCTCGGGTCTCGTTATCCGGGCAATTCGCTGTATTCGATACCTGACAATTGGTACATAATACCATATGTCCGTTCTGTTGACAACCAGTTATTTCTCCGTCTTTTATTAATATGGCCATAATTTTATTCACCCCATTTCATTAGGAACAAATTACTAACGGCTTTCCAGGATAAACGACCATCCGGCATATTAGAGTCTTCTATTTCTTGTAGTGGTCTAAACACTATACCTTCACGTAAAGTATCCGAGACGGTTGATTGGCCGTCTGCAAGACTCAGCAAGTCATCCACGGTGTGCTCTAAGGTCAACTTTCCAAGATACGGAACTAAGAAGTCCTTGCCTAGACCAAAGGATTCTACTGCATCTTGCATGATATCCCAGTCCAAATACCTATGATTCGTCATGTCCCAGATGTTGAATACTCGGTAATACAGACCTTTCAGCCCGTATTTATTCTTCTGGATGCCCTCTCCAAAGAGTTCGCCCTGTAACGCAACATTTCCTAGCTGCTTTAGGATTTCCTGGATGTTATGTTCTGTTGCATATCGCCAATAAGCATCTCCATTAAATTTATGGTCGAAATCAGGTGCCAAATCTACGTTCCTAGAACAACAATGTAAACCAGTTTCCGGATCGTTATAATAACTTGCGCTAGCGCCATCTAGCTTCTCTGTGAGGTTAAATTCCATGCCTTGATACTTCTCTAGTATCCTGGGAATGTTCTGGATTCGAACTTCGTCGGTTTTCGGTACAGCTAATCTATGAATTGGGCACCTTACTCGACCACGGAGTTGCACTGGTATCGGAGGTTCGTACTTTGTAATGCCTAGAAGTTCGCTGACGTCTTCATTTAGGGAATATGATCCTTCCGGCAAAATATCCATAGGGAAGCATATGCCCTGAGAGGTTGTACCACGTAGTCGGCACGTCCGAATCCTGAAGTGCTTGGACCTCATAAATTCGAATTCAGGCCGATCAGGTAGTAAGGAATCTGGCTCGCAGAATACAACGCTCTCTCCGATATGAAATTGTCCCTTTTTGACTACAGATTTCCAGCCGTCAATTTGAGCCAGTTCAATGCTATCAGCATTCTTGATTGGTGTAATTCCTAGAATTTCCTTAACTGATGCCATATGGCGAGTCATGTTAATCCCTCCGAAATGAAATTAATGCAGCTTTTGTTACATTCCATTCGGTCATTCATTATCTGTTCGTATTCCCGACACGGAATATTACTGTCATTTGCCGTGACACAAATAAAGTTTTCCTTGGCTAATTCTAACATAGCCTCCATCACGTTATTTTCGTCTTCAAGTTCTATCAGGAATGCTAGCCATCTATCCACATCCTGCTTGAAATCAATACCTTCTGCTAGATCGTAACACTCCCCATCAATGTAACATTTTTCCATGCTATCGCCTCACTCGGCTTAACGACTGCAAGTACTGTTTGCTAGATATCTCATGAGAAAGCCATGCCTTCTTGAGATTAGAAAGAGCTGGTTTAGTTGTAAACTGATCTTTCTGTTTGGATTCTAGCAGTTGCAACATCTTGATTCCGTAATCCATTGATCCATCTACTCTCCTAGTATACTTGAATATTGATCCCAGGAATTTTATTTTATTTCCTGGCATTATCCGGGAATATACTAATGGTACCGCTGGAATCTCTTTTCCAACGGTCATAACTAAGTGATCGGCCACTAATCGATCTTTTAGTTTCACGGCTAACAACAACTTTTGCAGTGATGGTTTGCTAGCGAATCTTATTCCTCCGTGTCTTCGAAATCCTACATTAGCATCGAAGACGGTATTTCCCGATCCATTTTCGTAAAGTTCCTTGAGTTCCAGACGCATAATTCAGTCCTCCTCTTCTATACTACATCAAACTAATACTTAAAATTTGTCTTTAAATACTTTTTGGTTGCTAACTTTTTACCCACTTTTTCTACTTACTTTACAGTATATACTTATACTAATATATACTTTATACTACTATATATAGTATATATAATAGTAATATAGTATAATATATAGTAATATAAGTAAGTAGTTAGTGATTATATAGTAATATAGTAGTTATATTGAAAATAAAAATTAGTTTTATATAAGCTAGTATAGAGAAATACCCTATTTTTAGAAATAGTACTTACCCATAGTGATTCCATGAAAATGACTTTATAGTTACCACTCTATACCGGATTTTAAGGCTGCTTTCATTGCAGCAATCTGTCTTGCTTTCCGGGACTTTCCGGATTTAGACAAGACTTTTACTTTTTCGCCAAAATTATTGATGACGTAGCCAGTACTAGTTACTTGGCCACAATCATCTGAACGGCTTATTCGATCAATGGTCATAGTTATAAAATTTCAACTAATCGGAATTCAATTCTTGATCCAGCGGGTAGTTCTTTAACTCCTTCAGGCAGCTTCGGACCGATATATTGAGCTACGATCATTTTCTCGCCAGAAACCAACTTTACATTAATCCTAGCAAAAGGAATTTCAATACCGATTATACTAGATACTATAGCAGCAATATCTTTATGCCCTAAGCAAGACTCAAACGGAGCAAAATTTCTTACTTGATCAGCATTTAACGATTTTACATCTATTTGGCATGGAACATCAACCATGCTTAATGCAAATGCATTACCAATTTTAGTCATTTCATTTCACTCCATATATTAGTAGTACTTATAAGTTAATATAGTTTTTGGTTGCCGGAGCTAAGAAAACTCCAGTAGCTTCGTATGGTTTACATGCCCTAGGACATGTATTCTGAGCTTGGGCTAGTAAGGCTCCTCCTTGTTCTCGGATCGCAGAAAAGCATACATTCTTTGTTTTCTTATTCGACGAGATATATTCCTCTGCGATGATAATTATCTCGTCGTCTACCGCATCATCTGGATTCGCTTTTACCATTACTAGATTGTTATCTTGGATAGTTATTGCTGCGGCTAGTAACTTATCGCTTCCGATTATCGTAGTGATATTGTAGGAGGTATCACGTCCAGGACGACTTATGAAGCCGCATTCTGGAACCTCAAATCCGGGTTTGATAATGTTACCTTTTTGATGGAAAACCCTTCTCACTGTAGGTTTCATAACCATTCAACCTCCGTTGGATTAGCCTTTATGGCTTCGATGCTCTTCCTGGCTTTTCTTTCCGCTACGGATTCCATGACTAGTTTTCCTTTAGAGACTCTATACCAATGACTAGTATATTTTGAGTTTAGCCGAAACTCCGCAAACGGAGCCAGAATCGCTAGTATCATCTCCCCACCGTTTATACGTCCGGCTTGTCCGAAAGCAACAGACCCAGATTCGATGTCAGCTACTCCGGAATCATCGAATAGCCCGTACGATCTATGACGGTCATACTGTCCTACTGTATTAATGATGGCTAATATTCTATCATCATTGTCATCGTGGTTAGATAGGGCTATCACTATTCCTTCCTTAGTCTTTCCTACTTTTGCAAAGGGACCTTCCCCAATTACTGGTATTTTCGATAGGCTTCGACCTCTACCAGATTCTCCAAGCTCAAGGAAACCATCTTCCATTACTGGAAGTCCTTCTTCTGGAACACTTCCGGGACTTCGTATCATATATGTTTTCATCTGTATTTCACCTTCAAGTACTAATAGTACGTTCGAGAATAAATAGTTTACGGTCCGATCCCGACCAAAACTTATAAATACATTGACTACTAATAAGTCTTCGGAGGTAAATTATGCCAAACATGATTAAGATATGGCCTTGGGAACAAGCACCTAAGAAGTATAAGAAACTCTCGAAACTCGGAGGAGACGAAGACTGGGTAGTTTACGTTCCAGGAGAGTACAAGAACCAAGTTGATATTTCCCAATGGATCCAGGCTATAGACATGCTAGGTGAACCAATAGAAGTCATGTTGGAAAGTGGAGACTACATTTATATTGGCGGACATGCATGAATAACTATATTAGTAGTTTTATTTTATTTTTTGGAAACATGTTATTAATATTTATATTACTATTAATAATTGCTTATATGTTAGTATATCGAGGTACAACCAATCAGATTTATATACTTGCGATGTTATATACTCCATTATTACATGATCTAATATTCGGATCACCTTGGGAGGAATTCTCATAGAAGACCATACCACTCCATATCGTTAAGTTAGCTGAAAAATTAGCCGAAAAAAGTACAATGAAATATCGGTTGTCAGCTGTCATATTCGACAATAAATTTCGGGTCATAAATACGGGGTATAACCGATGGCTACTAATTGGACACCGCGAGAAAATTCCGTTCAAAACGTCAATTCACGCGGAAGCTGACGCAATAATCGGTACATCTCGTCAAGATCTTCATGGAAGTTCAATACTAGTTTTCCGGCATAACTACGGTCTTGCAAAACCGTGTCATTGTTGCGAGAATTTAATTATGGTTAGTGGCATTAAAAATATATTCTATAGCAACGGAAACGGATGTATAGAAAAGATGAAATAATTATGTAAATAAAAATATTATTAATTTTTGACCCAACTAGATTTGATAATCACTTTTTTCTTTTCATAGCTCGGTCTTGCAATATTTCTCTGTATAATTGGTTGAATAGTTTTAACATTCGAATCTTCCCGTATGGCTTCTTTATCTTCCCAGGTCATATGACGTTGCCAGTACGGGTCGAAAAAGTCTTCAAGCTTGACATTTGGTATAAATATTCGGTACTTTCTATAATAACAATCGTAATAGGCGTCTATGCCGTCCATAAAATACTTGGAACGAAATTCATCTTCTTCCATTGCTCGATGAGCATACTTTACCAATATCGAGTTATGATAGTACATGAATCCGTTCATTACTTCGTCCTCTGCCCATATTTGGCTGGAATCTTTATGAGATGCTGCAAAATGTAGTATTGAAATCTCTTCCCAAAATTCCGATTTTTTCTTAGCTATATCGTCTTCCATGTTGGTTAGTTAAGTTACTAGATTTAAATACTTTTTGGTAGCATTTCGACCAAAAGCTTTATATACTAGAAGTACTAATTATACTTTGCCCAACACCACACTCAACGAGAAAGGAAAGTTTCATCACCTTCTTTCCTTTTTCTGAAAGTGAAGAGAGGCGCGAGAGTATGCAGAGAAGAATGATTTCAAATATTTTAGACGACTTTTTGAACAGTTTTGTGGAATACCCGGTCTATTACATCTCTATGCCGGAGATCCGGTCAGATATTAGGAAAACAAAAGACGGTTTCGAACTTGATTTACCGGGCTTCGAAAAAGAACAGATCGAAGTTTCGATAAAGTCCGGAACCCTGCATGTGGAAGCTAAGTCTAAGGACCGTACCGTAACCCGGATGGTTTCGATATCCAAAATAGTGAATCCAGAAGATGTTAAAGCCCAGTACAGAAATGGCGTGCTTACGATAGCTATTACTAGTAATGAAGTTCTGGAAAAGAAAATAGAAATAGAGTGAGTAACTTTTTTAAACAAATTTTTAAAAAAATAACCTTTTTCCTTTTTTAACAGCCTCGATTCAAGATACCATTAATTAACGTGTATTCCGGACATATAATACCCTGGATACAAGATATAGCTAATACGCAAAGGAAACCTATTACGAGAAAGGTCAAGAAGCCAAATCCCATTGCTGCACCTTCTTTTTCGTTTGGTTCTTTTGCGTATACATACGAGCTAACTATTATAGTAGCAAATATCGTAACGGCAAGTCCAATTAAGTTCAATTCATTGGATACTATTGTACCTTGGACCATATAATTGAATCCAGAACCTGCGGCGTTCTTAATTTCTTGTAGCACGGTTTGTGCTAGCTGAACTTCCGAGTCGTTGAACATACTTAAATACCTCGCTATACCCTATTTTACTGCAATGTTATATAGTTTTTGATTTTCGATGCAATGCTTGATGAATTCCTCTTGGCTATCACATTCGTATATTTTTTTGGAATAATATTCGGATTGAAAATGCATTGCTCTATCAACTGAATACTGCTGGTATTTGTCCTCGAAAGCACTCCCGCGTAGAACCACTATATTATTATTATCTATAGTCGATACACTGAAAAATCCATACTTATAGTATCCAAATTTATTCAGGTATAGTTGTTCAGTGAATGGATCAAAGTCACTTCTAAAATGAGCTACTAGAAAGTAAATTTTATTACTATTCAATACGTTTAGAGTTCCATCTGGATTTAGGGTAATTTCTCTTATCACGGTAATCACCTCTTCTTCTTGCTAATTATTTTTGGGTTCAATATTTTTGCCTTTACGGTAGCATGCTCTATATGACCTTCTGATAACACGAGTTCTGTGCCGAAACGGCCTTTATGTTTTATGCTACGTGTCGAAATCAATCCAGCGGCTTTAAGTTCCTGGATGGCGGCTATAGTTCTGTCCGTCTCCTCAAACGACAATGCTTCAATTAGGTCGTCGACTACCACTGGGCCAGTCTTATTTTTCCTCTGAATTTTTGACAGTAGCCTATCGGCATACTCCGTAGTCATTTAAGTACCTCGACCCATGCTGACTTTATGCACGATACGCTATTCGAGTTGATTAGGTCCGTGCATCTCCGTACGCTACTGTAAAAGAACGGAGATCTCCAGACTTTACCATTGAACAGAATTGCGATGCGATACTTCATAATGTTACCTCCTTGTATCTAATTATAGGTATTCGCGGCTTGGTTTAAATATCTTTTGGTTGGTCTTCGTGAGATTTAGTAGATTTGTACCAGGCTACGAATTCTTCTTGGCTTTCGAATTCATATACGGATGTTTTAATGACCGAATCAGCCATTTTCAATATCCTTTGCACGGAGTATTGCTGATATTTTGAGCTGGCTAACGTAAAAACGTAACTATTATGAATTCTATCGTCTGAACTTAGTTGAAAACGAACAAATCCATAACGATCTTCGTACGGAATTTTTGTATTGATATAGTAAGATGGTTTAGTGCACGATCCACTTGGCAGTATAACATATGAAACTAAAAGGTATAATTTATTCTCGGTATTTAATATGTTGAGAGTTCCATCCGGGTTCAAAGAAAGTTGTCTCATCAATGGTCACCTTGCGGCATAGGGAAACTAGTATTCCAGGTACTTGATATATTTCCTGTACTATAAGTATGATAATAGTTAGGTGCAACAGTCCAACCATTTGATGTAGGAGGAACTTGAATAACAACAGCTGTCTGCAATTCTTCTATTGGTATAGGTATCGAACTTTTTCCTACGGTAATTACAACGAAATGTATATCTATCTTGCCGCTTGATAATGCCACTTGAAATGGTAACGTATTCATGCGGCATTTTTGATAATATTGTTTTAGATTGTCGCTAACTATACTAAAGTAATGTCTTTCCAACAATTTTTCTTCGATTTCTTGGTACGATTCCAAGGATAATTTAAATGTCCCGGATATTTCTAGTGTCATGAAATTGTTATTTGTAACAAGACTAATTAATTCAATGCTATAATCTTTAATATAATTGTCGAATATGATTTTCAAGGTCAATACCTCCTAAAAAGTTTATAAGAAATCTAACTATAAATACATTTTGGTTATACAAGTACGGCATCGCTTACAGGTATGAGCATAGTATTGAGAAGGGCAGTATGCCTACACCCTCCGAAATCCCGTATACCTGAGCAATACCAAGGAATGCAGGCCTTAAGAGCTTTACCGAACGGCACAACATGCAACGGGTCAATATGGTTCAAGACGCAAAACTTTCTATATTCATGATAGATACGTTCTTTGGCCACACATTCATCAGCGACTTCTTTGATATGTAACTCTACGAATGTATTGATAGGATCGGACTGTTTCTTGTACTGGTCTTTTGCGGTAGCAACCTCGAAACTATTAGAGAATCTACCGCGTTCCAGTAGAGGCTCTAAGTAGGGCAGGACAATATTTAGAAGACCACTCAATTCCTTAGGATTCGTTACTTGTTCTAGGATGTTTACACCGTCTGCCTTTTCTTGCTCGGAAAATATATGTTCGAACGGTAAAATTTCAATGCGCCTGTAAAATCCTGAAGTATCGTCTTTGACCCTAGCTAACTTATTCGCAGCGAAAATAATTTTAGCGAAGTTAACAAAATCAAAGGCTCGTTCCCCTTTGCGTTGGGCCCTAATAGTATCCTTGTTTGAGGTCAACATTTTCAGTACGTTAACGTTCGGTAAGGTATGTTGAGCTAGGTCACCGTTCTCGTTGAGTAATTTATTGTGTAGGTCACTGCTGGCAAATCTATCTTCCTCTAGATCGTGCATGCTAACAGAGCTAACGTTTTCGTCGCTTAACATAGCTCGGATAATGTCGATGAAGTGTGATTTACCTGTGCCACCAGGACCAAGTAGAATAAACGCTTTCTGGATTGGGTACTCCCTGTACAGACAATACGCGATGAACTCCAACGCTTTCTGGAAATCTTCCTTACGTAAGATCTTGTCGAAAACGCCGAGTATTATTGGACACGTGGCATCAGGATCGTAGTTGACGTTGAGCTGTATGCGGCTATAATATTCCGGAGTATGCTCTATGAATTCTCCAGTCTGCCAGTTCAGTAGGCCATTCAAACAATTTATGATCTCGATACGGCTGTCGAATACCTTGTCTTCGTTGTAGGTGAGGCCTTTTATTATGCCGACAACTTCCTTGAGGACGTTAGAGTTGTAAGCTGTCTGGCCATTCTGTTTATGCCATGGCGCTAGGATCGTGACCAATACTTTATGGATGATTTCGAGACCGTTGGGTACATAATGTCCGCGAATATACGTGTAAATTTCGCCGGTTTCCACGACGGTAACCATTGGTAAGTGTTCCAGGATTTTCATGGCTAACGAATGATGGTTAACGGAGATTACTTCGTTGGTTTTAGGATTAAGTTCCAGGCAGGGTTTAATTTCTTCTTCGGTAAAATCTGACATGCTCATTTTAAGTGACTCCAAAGGTATATATATTATTTTTATTCTATATTATTATTAATTGAATTAAGTTGAGAAGTTAGTCTATTTATTTCGGATATAAGATAATTTTTATTATGCTGTTTACGATATTCAAGTTCCTTCTCAATTTCATCACGAGCTTGGCTAACATATTCCATAAATTTTATTACGTCAATGCATGGAAGTGGTTCAAATTCTGAATTGTGGCAAAGGAAGTAACCAGCATACCACTTATTTTCAGGATGTTTTTCTATTTTGTCTAATATATCACGGGTTACACTTAGTTGCAATTCGTTGGTAGATAGTACAGATATAGAACATTCATTATTATTAAAATCATCTATATATATGTGATATTTCATATCATTATTCCTCTTGATTAATAAATTATTGTAATAATTATACGTAATATTAATAATATTGCCATACATATACAGAATATTAGTGACAGTACTGCAAAAGTATCCAGTAATTTCCCCCAATAGGATATGTTTTGCGGTTCGATGTCGTATAATCTTTTTGAGCATTTAGCGCAACAACCCGCGCATATTCCATACTTTTCGCATGGAATACATACTAAGCATGAATGTATTATAATACCATCTTGCATGACTATGTTATAGCAGTTTTCGCAAGCTTGATTTACGACAGGCTTCATTAGTCATCCCGGCATAGCAAGTCCAACTTCTCGAACATCTTTTTGAAGAGGAGGCGTCCTTGGAATCTCATAGCATCTTCTTGGTTAGCTACGATAGAGATATCGAAACCATGATTGTTAAGAACGTCACGTAGTTCCTGGAACATCTCGTTAATAGATTCTTGGGAACGTTCATCTGCAGTTTGATCGTCTGCGATTAACGTGAATCCGCTGCCAATAATTTCACTGGCTGTTAGCATGCTTTGCCTCCCTGATTTTTGCTTTCAAACATTCATGACTACAGATTGGTACGTCCAAACCCATATATCTATATTCTGTTGGTTCTCTACATTGGCCACATGGTTCAAGCCGTCTGAATTTAACTATGCTAGGTTCGACTTCTTGGTGTAGTTCGGCCTTCGGATATTTCTTATGGAATTTCATAAAGTGACCTCCTATCTTATCCTATCTTAGTAGCTTCAAGCAAGTATATGGAAAGTACCAGCCGCCTTGTTGATAATCCGGGCCAGGTACTTCAGGAACCTTAACAAGTATACCAGATGGTGTAATATCAAGTACGGTACCAGACTTACCAACTGACGCATCCATTTCTTCGGTCCATATATCCCATTCGTTATCTAAAGATTTTGTGAATATGGTTACGGTGTCTCCGATTCGACAATCAAACGAACGTTGACGTCGTGAATAACCAATAGTTGTCAATTTATATCACCTCGATTTCTTACCGTATTATTCTGAGACAAGTATACGGATAGTAGAATTCATTACTATCTGCACGGATTTTTATTCCAGCACCTTGATCGTCTCCGGTTTCTACTATGATACCATATTTGCCTTTCTAAATATATGAACTATATCCCCAATTTTATGATTAAATGAACGCTCCCTTTTAGCGTATTCTCGACTTTCTATAATGGATGGTATCGGCATTTTCTACACCTCATTATTTGCTTTATTTGTCCGTATAAAAAGGTTTTGGTTATAATCTCATCTTTCTTCATGAGAATACGCGCCTTGGAAATTCGTATTCCCTTCTTACACGTCCCCATGCCTCAGTTTTGGTAAAATAGCCAACAATTCGCGTCATGTGGCTTACGATAGGACTGCCGCATACAGAGCATTTTTCAGAGTTGCCACAAACGGTAACGTGACCTTGTTCGCACTCGCCAAAACCGTAATTGACGGCCATATGTGAAACACCCTTGGACACCGCATACTCCACAAGATGTCTCATGACGGAAGGATCCTCAATTCTATCCTGAACATTTAAGTGCAGGATGCCGCCACCGCTGAGAATATCCTGGAACTTGCCTGTAAGTTCTATACGCTCTGGCATAGACGCATCCAAAATTAGAGGAATATATTGGTTACTATACAATTCGAAAGGTATTTTTTCAGGACCGAAAAGTACTTTATCTTTCTCGACAAGTTTGGATGCTACACTCTCGCCTGGGATTTCCTCGACGTTAAATGAATTTCCGGTATCGATACTAGCTTGTATAGCAAACTCTTCGATAAACTTTAGGACATTCGTTGCAAATGCAGTTCCTTCTTCTGTCTGTATATCTAAGCCCATAAAGTAACATGCTTCATGGATGCCAATGATACCGATAGTAGAGAACAATCTTTTCAGCGTAAACCAATGCATTGGATTGAAGAACTGAAGGAATCCTTGGTCAATACGGCGTTGCAATATTTCTTCCCGATGCACGATTAGTAAGTCTCTACATATTTCAAGTTGCTTGGTCAAGTCTGCAAAAAACCTGTCCATATTTTTATTAGCCTTTAATGCAACTCTAGGTAAATTTACTGTAACCACCCTATGAGAACCTAGATTAAGACCGCCATTTCCGAAAGAGTCTCCACGAGCTTCCATGCGGGATTTATCGCTGAGCAAGCGACAGCAACTAGCGATCTTGTTACCACTGTTCACATAAATATTGAAAGTGCCATTCTTGCAGTTGACTTTCGAGAACCATTCCAGAAATTCTGTATCTATAATTGATTTGTCTTCTCGGCAAGCAATATTACAAGTCACTATCGGAAACCTATAGGGTAGTCCACTTGCCGGATCACCATTAGCAAACCATTCTGCGAAAGCCTTTTGTACGGAAATCACGTATTCGTAGTCAATGCTAGAACCGTCTGGATAAGTATAGTGTTCGAATAGTTTTTCTAGATTAGGCCTGTCAAAGATACTTAGGTTTGTGAATGGACTTTGCCCACCTACCCTAAACTTATTCGACATGACATGGGTAAAGCCCTGGAGCAAATTGATGATTTGATAGTTGTCTAAGTTTTCTTTCTTGGTATAGTAACATAAGTTTACTATCAAATCAGAAACCGCAATCGCGCCGGCAAAGTTTTGTGACAAATCCATGGTTGTTTCGATTACCTGTGCCATAAAGGAACTGGCTCGTTTAGGAGGCAAACTCTTCAATTGACCGTATTTTCTGCCCTCGTTCATAATGAAGGATGTTGAGTATGCCATACAGTACGGAATTTGAGTTGATGCAGCATCATGAAAATAGACTGATGAATTAAATACAGCTTTGAGCAGTTCGTTGGCTCGTTCTAAGCCAAAACGTCCCTTGGAGTAGCAATGTAACAAGTAATAAGAATTAAGTTTTGATAGACCTTTTACTATTTCCGCTGAATAATTATTATGAGAAATTTCGTCGTTTGAATTTGAGTTAGCATCTAAACTGATGTCGGATACTTTATTTGTGAAATATTTTTTGCTCATCACTCCTATGTCCAATGCATCGCGAGAAATTCCCTCGATGTCTAGTAATGCTTTTCCTTTGTCGTTAATATTATATTTATTATATAGTTCTTCGAAATCATTATCGAATGTTGTTTGTATGCGCATTATTATTCTTCCTGAAGTCTTGATTAGTTAATTTTCCATGGTCCCAAATTCGTTGGTTATTTGATGCAGGAAATCCAGACGTTTTCAATTCTTGAATGTATGGGCCATCCACGATAATGTCAATGGCTTCTTTGATGTTGTCCGGAATTTCCTCGTATAAAAAGCCTGTATATAAAATAGAAGGTAATTTACAGTTAGTTGATAGAGTATTTAAAGCTTTTGGCTGATAGACGGGATCTCCTCCAGTGAAGACTACACTATCATAGAAACCTTGGTACCGTTCCAAATGACTTAAAATGTCATTGGTGTCTAGGTCGTGACCATACGAAAAGTCTTGTAGTTCAGGATTCTGGCATCCGGGACAGGCATGACGGCAGCCGGAAAAGAATACTTCATACGAGATACCGATGCCATTTATGGTGCCTACGTTGGTACCCGCGCATCTAAATTTCATAGGATCCCAACTATAATATATTAGTATCTATTCGTATTACTTTCAGAGGTTTACCTAGTTTCTTCTCTAGAAATTTGTCCACGTCTTCCGTGGTAGAGAAGTTTTTAATCCTAGTTCCGTATTTATCTTCGAAAAAAATAGTTTTCATGGTCACCTAGCTTTATCAATACTAACAGCCATGACGTTAATAGCGGAACCTAACATATTAGCATACTGGTTTAATTCCTCGGAATTGTTGTCCAGTACCCAAAGCAACGATAAAATAGTAATGAAGTTTGTTAGGTTGTCTCCTCCACTGCTAGAGAGTTCCTTGATATGGTCCCGGATTTCCTGTTCGGTTTTCATGTTGTGTGCCTCAAATTACTATATTCAACTGGCAATTATTCATATTTTCCCAACGCAAATTAAATACGCAATTAACGTTATTATTACTGTCTTGGCTAATATCGCATATATATGCATCTATTCTGGGATCTATATCAGTATACCAATCTGGAGCATAACAACACCATCTAAAATTACCTGGATCGGATTTAATTATTTCCTTTATTGTATTAATATTATTATAAGTATTTTTTAGATGATTAATGTATCCAGATAAATGTATTATTGCATGGTTAAGTGTTCTTCTAGAATTTATGTCCATTTCATAATCCCTCTCCCTGATAGGCTCCATTATATAGTACTTCTGACTCTTTATTTAGCTTCATGAAGACAATCTGCAAGAGCTTGGCGTTCGGAAAGATCTGGATGCCTTGCGTATTATGGACTACTAGCATGCATTGACTGCGACCTTTGTAGCCTGGGTCCCATACGGAGGTTTCCATTGTGGCTCCCATGCGGAGTAGACTTGATCTCGGTCTAGCAATGCCCATGCAGTCAGACGGCACCGAAACAACTTCATTGAAGGTAATAAGATAACATCCTGTGGGTAGTTGCCAGCTCTCTGATTTCTTACTAATTTCCCAAGTTTGCCTGATCTTGCCGGCTTCCTCTAGTCTTGGTAACGACCGTTGAGAATTATCGAAGTCTATGGTGCCACGACCCTTATACATCTCGATTTTTGAAACGGTAAGATCAACTCCACAAGGTTGAACTTGCTTTACTGGGTCAATAAGTTCGGATACGATGCCTTGCTCTAAAATTTGTTGTCCAGTTAAAATTGTCATTGCTTTAAGTCCTCGTTATTGTAGTAATACTTCATAAAATATGGTAATCCTTTATTATACAACGATGCTATTGGAGTATAAATTCCTGTATTGATATTTAGAAGTCCGGGAGGATTCGCAGAATTCCCATCTTTATCTGGTTCAACATCTAATAATACCGTAGTTGATAATTCGCCTTTTGGTACAGATTTCAACATCCATAGGCGTTTTACTGTATTGTTCTCCTTGGATAATTCTTTATAGATTAGTCCGGAAATTTCGGTCCAGTTCGGATATTCTCGGAAATAAACTGGTTCAAAATCTTGATATGCTGGGTCCCACTGTAGTTGCATGTATTGACAACCGCAGTAACCCATGCCACCGTTGCTTAGTTCGTCGTTGATTTGGTCACTAGTTGTTAAGTTGCCACACGATTCGCATACGTAGTATTTCATAGGGAATCTCCTTGTGTATTGATTATAGAATATTGTATAGCGCCTCTAGGTCTATCAGGTCCTAATGTTATACTTCTTGATAACCTTGGTTTGAAATATTTACCAACTCGACTACACTTATCTCTTTTCATACCAAACAGTAGTTCAATGTATTCTTTAAAATCTTTTGAAACTTCTCGTTCACTATCACAATTTAATGCTAGTTTATATGATAGATACTCTAAATTACCCGATACGGGATTAATTTCTTTTTTAGTTTTCCTCATGCACCTATATATACGTTTGGAACTTAATGGTATGCATATACTATGAACACAATTATTACACGGATTTATTTGGGTATTCGAAACGGATGCCATGAAAATCATTCCTAATTATTCATCACCGTTATGGATTTCAGGTGCGCAAAAATATTCAATATCGGATTCTCGTTCTAATCTAACATAACAACCTGTACTATATGCATGCGACAGAGCTGTTAAGTAATCATGTCTGTTCCTGACTATAATAACTGGTAAATCTTCTTCCATAATCACCAAGACTCCAAAAGTTGTTTTGCCTTCCTCGGTAAGTTCTGCAATGCTTCTAACGGCGTAGCATACTCTTTTTGCAGTGTTAATAAAGTTTGCGGTCCAATACCAGGCAGCTCTGCAATCCACTCTAAAGGAGATCCTGCTTTGATGGCTGGTTTAGGTTCGTCTAGTTTCAACAAATAATTATATATATGGATTAGACGCCAAATTGACTCTTCCAAATTCATTGTGTGAAAGAGCTTGGTGCCCATGTCTTGCTGATGAGTTAAGAAATTGCTCATAGTTCGATACGGCATACGGGCCTTTAATTGGGTACCTTCTCTAAGCCAGACCATACCTTGTGAAACAACATAAGTACCTTCCAGTAAGAGACCAGTCCTTTCATAGTCTAGCTTGCGCATACGGGCTAATCGAGATTTTAGTTCCCGATAGGACCCACAGAAATCCGCAATGCTTTTTCGCTCAATCAAAAAGGTATGGCTACCGTTTTCCAACAAGTAGTCGGCTAAGGGAAGACACTTAAATTCGAAAGGAGGTACGTCTTCCCCCAGTATGGATGTAGCTAATAGGTCCTTAATCTGAGGGATGAGATGTTCCCTGGTATCTACGGTTATCATGCGGAAGACCAGGCAAAAGTGTAATGTGTGCCACAGGACGTATCACTAGGGCAGAACCTAATCGCAGACTTATCAGTACGATCATTGAGTATGTCTTCTGGCTGTTCTGTTATACGGTAATTTATTCTATTAAAGCATTCTGGATCGGCTAATTGTATGATTTTAGTATTCGAACATCCTATGAGGGTCTTACATTCCTTGCAATAGAAATCGGTAATATTAACCGGATGTATAAGCCAATTATTTTGCTTGCCACAAACATGGCAAATATAATTGAAGTACGTTATAATACCTCCCAAAAAAATTATTGCTAAGCTACCTTCTCGTATAGTTTTATTTCACGTCCATTAGAATAACCTATTGGTACATGATATTCCTTGCAAGCATACTCAGAAATATTAACGGTATCTACTATCCAAGAATTAACGTAATTGCATTTTAAGCAACGAAATTCGAAGATCATGAAGTTACTCCTTTCCATTTTAATACTTGATCATTTATCGAAACACCCCAATTTGCAATATCGATAAATATATTATTATTAATATAATCTTCTACATCAGTTATATCATTTCCATACATTATAATAAGTTTCTCAGTTGGGTATAACTCATGAAATAAAGTCATTTTCTTTTTTGCTATATCTGTTACAAACCCTTTAACTTCTATCCATAAAGAGTACTCAGGAAGCCAAAAATCTGGAAAATACGTACCTGCTATACCTAATCCATAGCCAATACCTTCATAATTCCATTCTATATGTAGTAGATCTAGTAAAGTGGCTAGTCTAGTTTCAAAACTTGATCTAAGCCAGACTACGGTATTATCTAATTTTGTATAATGTCCTCCCTTTCCATGACCAGATCCTGGATACGCTGGTTTTCCAAATTGTGGATTATTAGGACCAGTCATCTTTTCTTTTATTTCAGGTAAACTTTTTGTTGCTTTTATTCGTTCCTTAATATCTGTTGTCTCGTATAACAATTTCTGACGTTTTGACATTTCAATTTTCTGTTCTTCAGTTACGATATGAGAACGCCCTATAGAAGCTTGGCGTATCTTTTCTATTGCTTCTGGGGTATGATGTTTTCCATACAAAGGATGTTTTTCACCGGAACGATCAAAAGAAAATTTTTGTTTTTGTTCATCTGACCATTTATAACTACCTAGATTCGGAGTATCTTCTTTTGTGCATCCTTTATTCCACGGAATATGTCCTTTTTGAAAATGATTGTCTTTATTCTTCTCAGCTATACGAGCAACTCTTTCATCAGTTTCTTTAGTTAAGCCTTTACTCCAGCCAATACGTCGTCTGTTTGGCTTTAATATACCATATTTTCTAATATAATATCTTACATTACCGGCACTATCATTGCATATCATAGCAATTTCTTTCGGACTAAGATCTTTCACTATATAATGATCATATAACCATTCTTTATTATTAAGAGGATGACTTTTATTATTTTTAATTCTACCTGCCGCATTTCCCATATTAAACACTTACCAAAATGGTCGAGGTATCTTTGCTGCTGCTAATACATTTTCTGGCGTAGGATCAATAACTTCTGTTTGATAGTCGGAATTTTGTGGCTCGAAATCATGTCCTGTTGAATGTATTAACGCAACTTGATGTTTTTGGCCGTCTGATGTACTTCTATGAATTAATTCTATACTACAATCTGAATTAAATTCAGTTGACGTGGGATAAACCAGAGGTACCTTGTTGCCCGTTTCAAATTCCTTGGTTGTGCGATGAATTACGAGAACGTTCGCAAAGTTCTGGATGGCTGTGATTTGAGATGACATAGCTTGCGTTATGAGTCCAAATTCTTGTTGGCTTGGCCACTTTCTCTTATTAGCCGTAATGTAATGCACGATTTCCATAGCACGCCACCTATAGGAGTCGTCGAGTACGACCCATACTTTACCGGAATTTGGTATAGCGGCTATATCTTCGGCATAGAACTTTGCCTTTTCTATAGCAGTTTGAAACTCTTCCCAGGACTTGGGAAAGTGATACTGGTTTTTGTAGTCGAAGCCATCGATCTTAGGTTTCCAGACTAATGAGTTGTCAGGCTTTCTTAGTGGCGAGAATAATGACCGGAATCCTTCACCGACACTCCTAGATAAAGCAATCTGGTCAATTTCAACTTTTCCGAAGCTAAGTTTTGCCGGGGGAAAATCGATTACGATAGCGTTGGGAAAGTTTGCCCCGAAATAAGTTTTACCAATTTTTGTGTCCGCATACAATGATACTAGTAATGGATATGCCACTTCTCCAGCGGAAAGTCCTTCGATAGTAATTTCAGTCATTATTAACTCCTTGCTAAACTTTTATGATTGACGTTATTAATTCAGATATTGATAATAACATCATGTATTCGTATTTATCATAATCGAAAAAATATTCTATTGATCCGATTATTAACGTGATAAATGATAAATAAAATAAAAAATAATTCTGGACTTCTATCATCAGTTCTTGCCTCCCAAATCTTTCTGTAGTTTTCTATTCTTAATTTCTAATTCTATAATTCGGGTAATGGCTTGACTTACTGTTTCGCCTTCGCGACAAAGATAATTTCGGACATCATTTTCATTATAATTAATGGTAATCTGAGACATTTTCTACCTCCCTGTATTATTTAAATAAATTATTAAAAGTAAGGCTATTTAAGCCTCACTGAAATCAAGTGTCTTTCCGTCGGTCGTATACTTTATGTTCTTCATGATTTCCTGCCAAGCTGCAGTAGTCTCCGCGTAGGATCCGAATTGACCGGAGCCATAGAGGTCAACTACGTCACGCTTTGGTCTGCCCTGGAAGTTTGCCTTCAGGAACTCAAGCATCTGCTTGGCCCTTTCGGAAAGAGCTTCCTTGCCTTTTACGATAGGCTTGGCAAGCTCCTTTTTCATGACGGATTCTGGATCAATCTGGCTGTAGCCCTTTACCTTCTTAATGGAAAGGACGTACTTGTCACCGGGCTTGAATAGATCGCCCATGACTAGTTCATCGCCAGTCTCCACTGGGATACCGGTTGCTCGTGCAATAAACTCTGTGAGAGTTCTGCCAGCTCCGTCGATTGGCTGCTTTGCCGCGTTATAATTCTGGATTGGGAAAGTAGCGCCCTGCTTCATTTCAGTGCCTGTCTTCGGGTCAACGAACACGAACCTGTACTGATCCACGAAAGATGCTTTGATTCTC